TGATATGGTGCCAAGCAATGAGCCAGTTCATGTAGAACAATGGCTTCATTTCTAGCCCAAGTTCCAAGAGTGATTTTGTAAGAGCCAAAGGCTTTACCGCCACCTCGACCTGACTGAATTATGATTTTGCGATTATCGCCAAATCTTTGTCTGAACCAATACTGTTCACAGATAATATTCAAATATCTTTGACAGTCCTCAAGTGAACTATTTTTGGTTAGATTAAAGGTATGCCCAACTTCTGTGACAGTTTTACCTGTGTCATAAAGAAAACGCTCAGCCGCATAGTGGCGGCTTTTTTGATTATCTCTAACTTCCATTTAGGATTCCTCCTTTAGCCATTTGTTTTTCTCAGCCACGATAGTTTGGACATCACCGTAAACGGCTTTCCAAAAATCTTTGGCAGAACATTCGTAGGTTTCGAAGCACAGACCAGTTGAGCCAGTAGACGGCAAAAGAAATCCATCAGGCAAATCAACGCTGGCTTCTTTCGAGTAAGAACTAAACCCATAACTAATTGTTAAGTTATGTTGATTGGCTAGTGCAAAACATTTTGCTTTGGTAGACATGGCTTATGCCGCCTCTCTGACTTCAACCTCTTTGTGTTCTGATCTTTTGTGGCGACCTAAACTTTCAAAAGCCATGCCACTACGAAGTTGCCACTCTTTCTCACAAACTGAACAGATGACGATTCTCATATCTGCCCCCTCTCATTACCCATTATACCAAATGGGGGTTGGGTAATCAAATCGAGATTCCAGAGTTAAACGGGCGACACGCCGATTTACGGGTAATGCCATGATTGGCTTTATTAACCTCAGTAGTGTATTATCGGTAATGAGAGAGAGGATCAACATGGTCACGAAAGAGTTCGCAGTCAAGATTGATACCGAGTTATCGGCGCTACATGACAAGCGCTGGGAACTTCGCGTTAAATTAGAGAGCGCGGAAGATTCTGTAAAGTTTTATCAAAAGAATTATCCAAGCCGTTCTGAAACTATCGCTGAGTATGAGGCAAAGATTGTTGTTATCAAAGCCGAAATCCGCGAGGTGTTTTTCCAAATTTGTAAGTTAGACGAAATCTATGACCAAGACCCATGGACACGCGCTTTCTTAGTAATCAACAGCAACGGTCATGTTCACAGTTCAATGGATTGCTCGACTTGTTTTGCGACTACTCGCTATAACTGGTTGATCCAATACAGCAACGACAATGAAAACACTATTGTCGAGGACGCAGGTGAAACCGCTTGCACTATCTGCTACCCAAGCGCTCCAGCAGAAGTTTTAAATCGCCCTAGCCGAATTGTTACAGCAGACAAGATCGCTAAAGAGCAAGCAAAGGCAGAACGCGAAGCAAAGCGCCAAGCAAAGTTAGCCAAGCAAAAAGCAGACGCACCAACAAAGAGCGGTGAGTTCCTTTACTTTGTAGAGGGCAGATATACAAGAGAGATTCGCACAGAGCGCACAGCAACTAGCGAATGGTTTACTTTTTATCGCCAGTCACAAGAGGAGATCGTTACTCACTACTACAACGGTGAGCCTCACACAGAAGAATCTATCCAGTATCAAAAAGATCGCCGTATTCAGGCTGGCGAGATTGCTCAGATAATTTGCTTCAACTTAGCGGAGAAGCATGGAATTAGTTACGAGGATCAAGAGAAGGTCTTGATTAAAAAACTAGAAAAGAGAGGTTACTAATGGATAAGAGATGCTATCGGTGCGGATCACAGTTCCGAATTTCCCAACGCAATAACGATTTCATTTGTTCTGAGTGCGAGAAAGATGTAGCACTCAAGGCAGTCGGAATTGTTAGAGATTGACAATACAACTACTGTTGTATTAAAATTAACCAAACCTACAGAGAGGGAAAATAATGAAAATCATGTCAAGCACAGAACTAACAGCAGTAAATAAACAAAGCACAGAATATAAGTTCAATAGAACTTTAGACAAAGACTTCATAAGCCATTTAGACCCTGAAGGTTTAAGTGTTGTTGAAATTGCTTTGTTTGGTCACAATTCAGATTTTGCCAATGTGCCACATCACCGTTGCCGAGTTCTAGCAAAGTTTGAAAATTCAAAAGAGCCAGTAGAAGTTTTTCTGGATATTGCTGAATCAACTTACAACCGTTTAGCAACACTCAACGATGTAGTGTGGAAGGACTCGATCATTGCTTACTAAATTATTAACGAGAGATGGTGGTCGCATGACCCAGCGCGGTCAGCGAGTTTCGGACGCAATAGACACAGTTTTATTGCTCGGGTTATTCCTCACCGTGTTTGGCATTGTGGGGGCGATAGAAACGGGAAGGTGGTTCTAGTGTTGATTCCATCATGGGATAGGTTCAAAGAGCCTCAAAAGGTGTCTGAAGCCTCTCTACGGGCAATCCGTAGGGCTGAGCAGGATCGCCTACTTGCCGAGGAAGCCGATAAACGACACGCCCGCCGCAAGGCTCAAATGGATTTGATTATTAAACCCCAGTAGGTTATACTTAGGTTGTAACCAAGAGAGAGGGGATACAAAATGGCGATTCAAGCAGTTGTCAAAATCGAGAACCAATGGGTCAGAGGCGAAATCAACAAGGTAATAGTTGAGTTCGGAACTATTGGCGAGATCGAGGATTACTTAGCCTACAACAGGGCTTACATCAAAGAAATTAAGTTCGTTGGCAAAATTGTTAAGGAGGAATACTAATGAGTCAAGTAATAGAAAAAGTAAAAAGTGCTTACGACATTTTTGTTGAAGCATCAGAAGCAGCGGAAGCCGCAGTCAAGGCTTGTCGTCCAACGCCAATGGTTGTCGGTACGCCAACTACTTTCTTCGGAAACGAAATTGACGAAACGAAGCCAACATATTTTGTTGAAGGCGGAGTATGTGGATTCGCTTCCGTGATTATCAAGCCAGCGCGAGGACAATTCGTGACGCTTTTGAAATCTCGCGGTGTGGGGCGTAAGTCTTACTACAGCGGTTGGGATGTAGCGTCTTGGGAGTTCGCACCAAGTATTCGCCGCGATCAAAGTTATGAAAGAGCGTGTGCGGCGGCGGCGGGAGCGGTAGAAGTTCTCCAAAGTTACGGCATTAACGCTTATGTTGATTCACGAATAGACTAAAAAAAGTTTCACTTACTGGATTCCTGTGGAGGGCGGTTCAGTAAGTGATTCCGCAAATTTGAGTTAAAGCGGTTCCGTTTCCGAATTGTTCATTGCCGCTAAGGACGCTCATGATGTCGCCCCTTTGTGACTAGGCGCACCTGCTCAAATTTGTTATTTGGTGTATCCTATTTTAGGGTACCCAAGGTCGGTGGGGTAGATTGCCCGATACGAGTTTGTCCTCTCTCATAAACCGTATTGTGTTGGCTCCCCCACCGACCACCTTTTATTTAACCCCTCTTTTATTTACACTCACAAAATTATCTGCTACCTTTATTTCAGGTCGCAAACCACCTACACCTCAAAAGCGAGGTCAGTCCGATACTGACAACAGGGATTCGTTACAACCAGTAACGCAGAATCGTTCGCTCCGAACTCTGGAGGAATATGCGTACTTATGAAAAGTTTAATTTAAAACCAATTCACATAGCGCTAATCAGCGCAATACTGATTACAACTAATCCACTTCAAATGCCTAAAGACCCAACGGCTTCGGCAGTTGAAATAGTTGTAGAACCAAAGCCAATTCTGGTCGAACGAACACCAGAAGCGGCAAAGGCTTATGCCAAAACACAACTAACAAAATATGGCTGGAATACTTCCGCTCAGTTCGCTTGTCTGCTCGATCTCTGGACAGGTGAATCAAATTGGCGACCAGATGCCTATAACAAACAAGCCGTATATCAAAACGGCAAGCCACTTCATGCTGGCGGTATTCCACAAATCCTTGGACTTGATCCAGACATTTCAGTTGAAAAACAAATTGAAAGAGGATTCATTTATATTGAGTCACGCTACGGCTCGCCGTGTCACGCCAATAACTTTTGGCACTCTAACCTCTGGTACTAGAGTGGTGGCATGGATGAAGAACAGAAACGACCTTCCGCAATAGACAATGCTCTCGCAGAAATGGCGAGAGTAGCGTTTCCAGACCCAGCCATTTGTACGGGCTGGGTTCTGGTTTCGGAATGGACAGGCGGCGGGGCAAAAGACTATTGGACAGTTGTTTTCGCTGACGATCAGCAACCTGATTGGCGGCAGTTGGGATTATTACACCACGCAATAGCAACATGGGGAGAGAATGATTTAGATGACGAATATTACCCAGATGACGGAGAGGGAAATCCTTCTCCAGAAACTTCTGATTGAGCGATTTGGCGAATTAGCGACACGCCCCGAAATACCGTGTAATCCAGATAACACACCTTAGAATTACTACATGAGTTTATTAGACTTCGTAGAGCGAGCCCCGTGTCGTAACTTAGACCCTTGGCTTTTTGACCAATATCAATTAGATTTGGCTCAGCCCGCACTAGCGATTTGTCGAAATTGTATTTTCTGGAAAGAGTGTGACGCGTTAGTAAAACCTGCCGCTTCGCATTATGACGGAATTGCCGCTGGCAAAGTTTGGCGAAATGGCAATGTATTGGCTAGATTATCTCTTGATTCCCCTTATGAATTACTTATTGGTGACGAGAAAGAGGATTTATTTGATGAAGAAACCATGGCAGTTCGAGGGAGCGAGTTGTTGGGGAATTGATACAGAAATGTTTTTCTCTGACAATGATAGACCGAGTGACGAAACTAAAGTAGCGAAAACAATTTGTAGATCGTGTATGTGGCTTACAGAATGTCGTACCTATGCGTTACACAATGAGGTACACGGTATCTGGGGTTCAACAGACCAAAGAGAGCGTGTGAGATTAAGACAGCAATTAAAAATCCGTCCAGAACCAATTTATTTGAGAGGTGCTTAATGACCACACTAACAGTTACAGGAAACTTAACTTCCGATCCAGAAATGAAGTTTATTCCAAGCGGTAAGGCAGTTGCTTCATTTACCGTTGCCGCTTCTAAGTCCGTCAAGCAAGCCGATGGCAGTTGGGAAAATACAGATACAACTTTCTGGACAGTTAAAGCATGGGGCAAAACCGCTGAGAATGTAGCCGAAACCTTGCGTAAAGGTATGTCGGTAATTGTTGTCGGTAGCGCTATCCAAGAAAACTGGGAAGATAAGAAAACAGGCGAAAAGAAAAGCCGTATTGCTATCACCGCGTTTAATGTAGGCGTAGACCTAAAGCGCCACTCGGCTTCCGTAACCGAGATCACCCGATCAGACGCTCAGTTCGCCGTTAAGCCAATCGAGGCTGATCCATGGTCTACATCTTTCCATGACACTCCACCTTTTTAACCCGTATGTAGTATAGTTGGGTTAATAATTTCCTTACGAAAGGGGAAAATAATGGCTTGGACTGATTACTTTGTCAGCAACATTGCTGGCTCGAAAGTAGTTGTTTCTGAAAAAGGGAAACCATTTATTTCACTTGAGATCGCTTTGCGAGAATATGTTGAAATTGAAATGACTGAAACTTCTTATGAACTACCATTTAAAATTGTGTTTCGTTCTTTTGATTCAGAAGGCGGAGTTCTTGAAAGCCGCGCTTATGCTCAAGCAGGAACAAAAGACATGGCTCGCAAGTTTGCGATGGAAGTTGCTCAGTTGCGTTTAAACTCAAGAGAATTTGTGTTTGACGGAGAATAAAAGTCTAAACTGGCTTAATGCTAAAATCGTCAGGTGGAAGATGACTACTATGCTTTAAATAGCAATGGGGTCATGTCCGTTCTTGGTGCCTTCGCAGTTCAGTCCCATGAATTATTCGTGGAATTGAAAAGCGCTGGCTTCAATGAAGAACAGGCTATTAAAATTCTTATCGGCTTAGCAACTACAGAGTAGAGGGACACAATGGCAGAAAAGCCAGATTTACAAGAACTCGGCTCTACGGGTCTGCGCCGTTCTGGTGGAACGGTTTATGAGGAATTCCTTGTCAATCTCCGTGGTATTCGCGGATTTAAAGTTTATCGAGAGATGGCAGACAACGATCCAACTATCGGATCAATGCTTTACGCGATTGAAAAAGTTATTACTCGCCTTGAATGGCGTGTTGATCCATTCTCGGACGATTCAAGCGATGGAGCAACAAAGCCAGAAGATGAGGAAGTAGCCGCATTTATCGAATCATGTTTACACGACATGAGCGATTCTTGGGATCAAACACTTTCTCAGATTCTTTCAATGCTTGTATTTGGCTTCTCTTATCATGAAATTGTTTACAAGGTTCGCACAGGTCCAGAATCAAAAGACCCTTCAAAGCGTTCTAAGCACAACGATAATAAAATCGGATGGCGCAAAATGCCTATCCGTTCTCAAGAAACTTTATTCCGCTGGCAGATTGACGAGCGCGGTGGAATTCAAGCAATGGAACAAACCGATCCTTCATCTGGCGGAACTCATATCATTCCGATTGAAAAGGCTCTTTTGTTCCGTACCCAAACCGCAAAGAATAACCCAGAGGGTCGTTCAATCCTTCGTAATGCTTACCGCCCTTGGTACTACAAGCGCCGTATTGAGGAAATCGAAGCAGTCGGTATCGAACGCGATCTAGCAGGTTTACCAGTTGCTTATGTGCCACCTGAGTATTTATCAAGTGCGGCTACCGCTGAGCAAGCAAATGTTTTAGCAACAGTTCAAAATATTGTTACTTCAATTAAGCGCAACGAGCAAGAGGGCGTTGTATTCCCAACCCTTTATGACGATGCTGGACATAAGCAATTCGATTTAGTTCTATTGTCATCAGGCGGCTCTCGTCAGTTCGACACAGATAAAATTGTCCAGCGCTATGACCAGCGTATGTCTATGTCAATTCTTTCTGACTTTATTTTGCTTGGCTCTGATCGAGTTGGCTCTTATGCCCTCGGCTCAACCAAAATGGATTTATGGTCAATGGCAGTTGATTCAATCGCTAAGAATATTGCCGAAGTATTTAACCAATACGCAATTCCGCGCTTACTCAAACTTAATGGCATGGACGGCACTCGCGCCCCTTACCTAACTTACGGTGAAGTAAGCCATGTTGATTTAACAGAGATTTCAGACTTCGTAACTAAGTTGGCTACCGCTGGCGTACTTATGCCTGATCCTAAATTGGAAGATTACTTGCGCGACTTGGCTGGATTGCCACCTGCTGAGCATGACGGTCAAGCGGCTTATGGCGCTCCAGCAATGCCAGAGGGTGCTGACGCAGCAGGTTTTGATAATCCGCCAAGCCTAGAGTCAGAACTTGATGTTCCAGAAGGACAGGAACCGCTAGACGGCGATTTGGAGTAGACCATGGCAATTAGGTTCGGCTCTGGCTCTGATGGCTCCAGAAACCCTTTAACGGCTGAAGAAGCGGCAATGGCGAGAGTCCTCGTCAATGCTATTCGTAATGCCACGGACAAGATTAAAGTAGATGAGTTGGCTCGTATTTTGAGCCGATTAGACGCTGACACCTTGGATAAATTATTACGAGAAATTACCCTAAGAGGCGATGCTCAAAAGATCGAAACTCAGATTCTAAGCATTATTGATATTGGCGGTAAAGAGGCTATCAAAGGTTTAAGAGAGATAGCCCCGCTATTAGCACTTCCCGCTTTCACCCCGACACCAGTTAAGATTTCAAATCCTGCTTCTATGGCTAATATGGATTTCACCAAGATTCCTAACTGGGCAAGCGCAAACCCGCAACCGATTCAGTTCAATCTTTCTTTCAATAAGACAAACCCAAATTCACTTGCTTACGCTGCTCGCAGAGCAGGTCAGTTGGTAGTAAGTATTGACGATTTAACCCGTGAAGCAATCCGCAAAATTATTATTGATTCTTTCAATGAGCAGATTGATGTTCGCCGCACAGCAGTTCGAATCAAAAACATAATTGGTCTACATCCAAAGTGGGCTGAAGCCGTTCGAAAGTTTGAGAATCGTGAACTAGACCGTTTAATTAAGGCTGGTATCAAAGAGGCTCAGGCTATCGAACGCGCCCAGAAATCAGCAACGGCTTATGCGGATCGTCTAAAGAGCGCTCGCGCTAAAACTATTGCTCGTACCGAAATTCAGATCGCACAAAATGAAGGTCGAATGGAAGGCTATCGTCAGGCAGACGAAGCGGGCTACATTGATCCAGCAACAATGAAAATGTGGATTACCGCGCCAGATGAGCGCACCTGTGATATTTGCGCTCCGCTAAATGGAGAAGTTGTACCTTGGCTCGGAACTTTTTCTATCGGATTAGATAAGCCAATAGTTCACCCTAATTGCCGTTGTACCTTTGTTCTGATTCCACCAGATCGCGGCACCCAATGAAAGTTATTAAGTTTGCGCCTGGACTTGTTCCAGTTCTAAAACATGGCACCCACGACCAAAAGGATCACGGTAATTGGGCGCGTGGCGGCGGCGGTAATGAATTAGGACACCGAGCAATCTATAACTTACAAAACGGTGTATCAGATACTCTTAAATCAGCCGTTTACGCAGGAGAAGCAAATCATAACGGTCATCAGAAATTCTTTAATCCCTTAGAAAAACCTTTCCCACCTAATAATCGTGACGAATATTCGACCTCAGCAGAATACGATAAAGCCTATAAAGAATATTCTAAGAAATTTGACGAATGGGCTAAAGGCGAGGGCAAAAGGCTTGAATCTGATTTAGGCAAAGAACTTTTAGATGGCAGTAAGGCTGGAGTTCAAAGATATGTTAATAAAGTTACAGATAGCGATTGGTTTACTGAAGCGTTTGGTGATGGCGGAATAATTGGTACACCAAAAGTAACTTTAACAAGTAGTAACCGTGTTATAGGTCAATATACCCTTGGGGTAAAAAATGGAGTTGGCATTAGCGGTTTGGCTATACACAAATATAATATGCAAGACGAAGTTACTATCCTCCATGAACTTGCCCATTACGCAACTGCGATTAACGAAACTAATAAATTTGCCTCGCACGGAGTAGAGTTTGCTAAAAATCATCTTTATATTCTTGACCACGCCATAAGCCCTGCTTATGCTGATGGACTTGAAAAGTCTTACAGAGAGGCGGGTGTTCCTCTTGGAAAATAAAGACTTTGAGTACGAAATTAGTGATCCAATAGACCCAAGGTTTATCCCTGTCCCTTATCAAGGTGAAGTTCTAAAGCATCAAGAGCATGACCAGTCCAGCCACGGTAATTGGGCGCATGGTTCAGCCGTTGGAGATTTTACTCTTGAGTCTGGTGCCGATTCTAAAAAATTAGCAACTTATTCACACCCAAACGGAA